GCATTACTAAACAATGTAGTAATATTAGTAGTGGCAGTGCCCAGGTTAGCATCTAAGGAATTGAGGGCGGTTGCTTGAGTAATAGCATTACTAAACAATGTAGTAATATTAGTAGTGGCAGTGCCCAAATTGGCGTCAGCTGACGTGATGGCCAACGCCTGTGTAGCAGCATTGCCCACTAGCGATGTTAGACTGGCCTCTTGTGTGGCAGCATTGGATATTAGGGTGGATAATGAAGAACTCTGAGCGGCGGCATTACTAGTTAGTGTATCCAGGGTGGTACTCTGGGTAACCGCATTACTGGTTAGTGTATCCAATACTGCACTTTGTATAGCGGCATTACTAACTAACGATGCTATAGCAGCATTGGCTGCGTTTATGTTTGCACGAATACCAATGATAACGTTAGAACTGGGCAAATATGCTTCTACTGATACGTTGCCAGAACTAATTTGAGCATCAACGTAACTTTTCATGCCAGTATTGGCTGAGGTCACTGTTGAATTTACATAGGTATTACTGGCCGCACCAATTATGTCATTGACTGTTAAAATGATGTTGCCAGTACGGCCCGCCACTGTGCGAACCGGAGCAGACACTGTGATACTGCCAGATGCGATGTTTGCAAAGTTCTGGTTTATTTTATTAAATGCAGTGCGTATTGGGTCACCAGTACCGTCTGCTGGTGTTGAACCTATATTTACGTTTGCGAATGCCATAGAAATCTATCCTCGTATGCTGTATTTAGCTGAGGGCAGAGTTTTAAATTTTAGGCGTTAGTAGGGGTTAAAGCTGCTGCCACATCCGCATGTGGTCTGGGCCTGTGGATTTTTAATACTGAAGCTGGCACCGTATTGATCTTCACGCCAGTCAATTTCAGCACCCTGTAAGTATGTACCGCTGGCACTGTCAATCAGCACACGAATTCCTGAAAATTCCAGATCATAGTCGTCATCTGACTGATCTTCATCCATGGTGAATCCGTAACTCATTCCTGAACATCCGCCACCTTCTACAAATACACGTAGTTTTAATGCTGGATTGTTTTCTTCTGCAATTACGTCTTGTAATTTCAGTATTGCGTTTTCAGTTAGTGTTATCATAATTCCTTTTTCGGCCAGGCACTAGCTCGACCACTGTTAATCAATTAAAGTCTACGATTTATTGCGCTCCAATCCATTATACGCCATATATTATCAATGTATCGGTCCTTTTTATTTTGATAATCGATCTGATAACTATGTTCCCACATGTCTATTAGTAATGCTATATCAGTGCGCTTCTGATGATTTTTAATTGTTTTGATCTGACCTGACTTACTAAGATATATCCAACCTGAACCTTGTATTTTCATGGCTTCGGTTTTGATGGTTTCTTTAAAATCAGCAAAATCCTTGTGGTTGACTTTGATTAGTCCCAGTATGGCTCCGCTGGGCTGACGACTGCTGGGTGCAGCGAACTGACTGAACAATATACTATGTAAGTATGCACCAGCTTCATTAAAAGTAGGATCACCCTCACCCTTATTGTAGCGGTCTACATAACCACGATACAGTTTTCCGTAGTGGTAGTCAACTGTGCCCTTGCTCATAACTGGTGCCAGAGCAGAGGTTTTGTAGGGCAGTTTTATCTGCTCTAGATCCTGTCGGTTATTTGCTTCTAATAAGTTGATTGTCTGTCGGAAGTCCATACTACTATTTATTACGGTATGTAATACGGCCACGTGTGATGTCGTAGGGACTCATCTCCACGTCCACGCTGTCACCCAATAATATACGTATGTTATTCTGTCTGAGTCTGCCACTGATTGTGGCCAGTATGATATGATTTTCGTTTAACTTTACACGGAACATAGCACCCGGTAGGCATTCGTCGATCGTGCCGGTCATTTTGATAATATCGTCTTTAGCCAATTGGGTACTGATTCTCCGTTAAGTATAGTTATTTATCTATCGATGACCGTTATGATCGCCGTTTCGTTTACCTTTTTCCGAATGGCAAGTGGGGCATAATTCCTGTAAATTTTCTGGTCGGTTGTCATTTCGATCACCGTTTATGTGATCAACCTCTGTAGATATACGCAAGCCAGAAGATTTCACAATTTTCCAATTAACTACACAGGGAAATCCCAGACTCCCATCAACATTGGAACAAGTACCTGTTTTATATCTCTTAACGCCTTCATCCAATGGATAATCACTATAACTATTTTTATGACAATTGGTACAAAACACTCTATACCTAACACCTTCTTCACCAACTTTACCGCGCATTGGCACAGCTGGTTTATTACAGCCATGGTTAATACATTTTGGTCGAAAGTGTGACATAAATAATCCCGTGTTTTGTGTATGGTCTTGATCTGCAAAATTAAAAAGTGAGTTTAGTGCAGCCTTCTCAGCAGAAATCTCAAATTCAAAAATTGCCCCCATGACTTCGGGATCAGGACATGTATATTTTGATTTAACTTTCACTACCCTCTCCGCATTTTAGAAATATCAACTGCTTCTTCGTCTGAGAAAATTGGCACAGCATTTGATTTATGCATAGTACCAATGCCTTTTACCTTAGTACCAGTATACATTGGTGCGTCAGATTTTGTAGCAGTGCCCACACCAGTATTCAGGCTGGGTACATCGCGCATGGTATCACGTCCAGCCGGAATACTCAAGCTGTATTTTCTCATGGGCTGTGCCCGACTGGATACGGGTTTAGCATAGGATCGCTTCAGCTGTTCCCATTCAGCGGATAGCTGTTCAGCGCGAGCCTTGTGCTCAGCTGATGCATATTTAAACTTTGATTTTTTCTTGCCCACAGTACTGAGCCAGGGGCCTTCCAGGTGCATGGTCATGGATTAGTCCAGTTAGATTTTTACAGTGAGTTTGGTACCGGGTTCGAACTCAATCACTTCAAATTCTGGGCCCATGATCATTTCGCGACTATTCAGCACAAATATATGATCAGGAAAACGAGAACGTAATACATCAACGATATCTTCCCAGGTGCGGCCCTGTGCTAAAAAATCGTCAGAATCGTTGTCATACCAATAATACATGTCACCCTGCTGTTCCTGCTTGACTACATGTATGATCTGTTCCAAGTGGTCACGGAAACGCTGTTCGAACTCCAGATCACCACGAGATTGGTGCCAAAAATTTACACCAATTTTAATCAGTTGCCAGATGGCATAGCCCAGGGCCACATTAACTAAGATGCTGAATAGTGAGTCCATAACTTACCTTATTGATAGTATGAATGTATTATATATTTAAATGAATTAAATGTCAAAGCCCACAGTGGGATCGAACTCTTCAGCACGTTGCTCGTATCCCTTGTATCCACGGGGGTTGCACAGGATGCGAGTCTGTCCCACGGTATAGTCAAATACATCATGAGTATGTCCATGGGTCCAGACACGAATTTCTGGGTAATCCTCAATAAACATATCCAGATTGCTGCTGTAGGCACCGTTGATGTGGTAATCATCCTGATATTCCGGCTTGGTACTGCGTTTGCTAGGTGCGTGATGTCCAACCACCACAACCGGCATCTTGGCACCCACACGATTATTATCAAGCTGTTGCTTAATCCAAGCCATACTTTTACGATGCTCTAGCACAGTAAATTCTGGAGTAAGTCGACCTAGATAATTGTTATCTTCATCTAGGCGCTTAATGCAGCGATAATCATTCATATACTGGCGCACAGTATTTAATGTTATAGGATCAGCACGATTCATATCAGTCCACAATGTGCAACCTAGAAATAGCACTCCGTCAATCACGTGACTTGTATTTTGCAGAAATGTTATGTTGTCTGGCAATCGTGATCCCAGTTGCTCGTAGGTACGGTCGAACATATTGTTATAAAATTCGTGATTTCCTGCCACGTAAATGACTTCGCGATATTTAGAACATTCTTCTTTCATGAAACGGTAAAAGCGATCAGTACGGCGATCGTCACGACTGCTTTCTAATAGAACATTGGTCAAGTCGCCCAAGGCCGCAATGTCTTCGGGACTCTTGTATAATTCTGGTTTAAGATTTTTACTCTCAAATACATCGCCAGAAAGGATCAATACATCACCGCCAGGCAATGTCAGATCTGCAAATTCCAGGTGTAGGTCACTGATAACTGATACTCTCATTTTAATCCCAAAGTCCTTGATAATATTTACCGAAAAGTCGGAAGCCGTTTTGAATTCTTTTTGCATAGGCATTGTAACCATCCCAATCGCACTTGCGATCGCCAGTGGTTTCCATCTGGTAGACTGCCTCCATTTCGCCAGTCACAGGGTTGGGATACTCAGAGTCTGATTTGATCCAGTTTTCTTTGCCCCACTCACCTGACCAGAATTGTTCTTCCCAGCTGTCGTCCACTTTACTCTGATGTGCAAAAATCATTTCACCCAGAACCCAGTCCCAACGCTTGAAGTGGTTATCATCAATGTCCCACTCTTCTCGACAATTATCACGGGCACCGGGTGCTGTGCTCTGTAGATGCTCTGGAACATCAAAATCATCCACATGCGGTGCGCCGTTTTTAGTGGCTTGTAGTTGCTGTAATACCGGCAGAGCGATCTGGCTTAAGGTATGATCAGCACTCCAGCTGTCCCAGCGGTCAACTTTAACATAGTTGATTTTGGGATGAACAAAGTCCAGCACACGACGCAAACCTTCACAGATGGGATTCAATCGATCACTCCAACGATCAATCACTGGCTCATCGTAATCAATCTCACGCCAGAAAAATATTTTCTCTAGAATGGTGTAAGGACTCAGCCAGTGGCTTCT